AACCTTCATTTTCATCCAACGATAAAATATTAATAGATGAACTAAAATTTTATATTAATCAAAATGATTTAAAAGCAGAATAACATTATATTTATATCCATAATAAACAGTATATGAAAACCGAGTTACTAAAAAATTTAATAAAGGAAGCTGTTAGAGAAGCTATACAAGAAGAATTAAAAGAAGTTTTATTAGAGGCCGTAAAAGCACCTAAAGTTGCTACACCACAACCAGTTCAAGAAAATAGAACAATAACCTCTACTACCCCTCCACCTGTATCTCAAGCGGACAGAAGGCAATCTTACCTAGATATTATAGGTGAAACTAAAATGAATTTAACCAGTAAAGATGCTCAGTCTTTTTCCCCAAAAGGAAATATAGACACAACATCACCAAATGGTCAACTACCTACAGGAGAAGTAGGGATGAATCAAATAATGGGGTTAATGAATAAATAAAATGGCATTTGGGTCTAAAAAAATATCACCAATTGATCTTAATAAAAGAGCAGCATTAGGGGTAAATATTCCTTTTAATAATCTACCTGGTTATATAAATGGGTCAGACCCTTTAAATCCTGTTTCTTTTTCCCTTAATGAAGACTCTACCCCATTTGAATCTAATTATACAACAGCAGAAGCAATAAAAAATAACTTAATTAACTATTTTTTAACAAATAAAGGAGAAAGATTTTTAAACCCTACATTTGGGGGAGGGTTAAGATCTTTTATTTTTGAACAAATTAACACAGGAAACTTAGATTTTTTAAAAGAGAGAATTGAAAGTGACTTATCATTATACTTTTCAAATGTTATTATTAATATATTAGACATCTTAAAAGAAGAAAATACTAATACAATTAACATCTCTTTAACATATAGTGTCCCCCATACAGATATTAATGACACATTAGAAATGAACTTTACATAATGGCTACAAAAATAAATAGAGATATAAAATATTTAAATAGAGATTTTTCTGATATTAGAGCTAGATTAATAGAGTTTTCTCAAACCTATTTCCCTAATACTTATAATGATTTTTCCCCAACATCACCAGGAATGATGTTTATGGAACAAGCCGCTTATGTAGGCGATGTAATGTCATTTTATTTGGATAATCAATTACAAGAAAATTTTACAACTTTAGCTAAACAAACAAACAACTTATACGAGTTAGCTTATATGTTTGGGTATAAACCTAAATCAACAAAAGCTTCACAAACAACAATTGATTTCTACCAACAAATACCAGCTAATTCAAATGGTGATCCAGACTTTAGATACACATTAACCATTGATGAAAATACTACAATTAAATCCCCATCAGGAGATAACTTTTTAATTGAAGATAAATGTGATTTTTCATACTCTAGTTCATTTGATCCTACTGAAGTATCAGTATATGAAGTAATAGGATCAACCCCAGTTTATTTTTTATTAAAAAAAACAAGAAAAGCTATATCTGCTACTATAAATGAAGAAGTTTTTACATTTGGTTCTCCTAAACAATACCAAACTGTTAATATAGAATCCGATAATATAATTGGAATATTAGATGTTACAGATAGTGATGGAAATGTTTGGTCTGAGGTAGATTATCTAGGTCAAGAAATGATTTACGATAAAATTAAAAATACTAACGTTAATGACCCCAATATAACAGATTCTAAAGATATTCCATTTTTACTAAAATTAAAAAAAGTTCAAAGACGTTTTGCTACTCGTTTAACATCAGATAATAATCTACAAATTCAATTTGGGGCAGGTAACCCAAATGATATAGATGAAGAAATAATCCCAAACCCAGACAATGTAGGCATAGGTTTGCCTTTTGAAAAAAACAAACTTACAACAGCGTATTCTCCAACAAACTTTTTATTTACAAATACTTATGGTATTTCACCAACAGATACAATTCTAACAGTAAGATATTTAACAGGTGGTGGAGTAAATTCAAATATAAGTTCGGGACAACTAACAGATTTAAACACATCAACAATTAAATTTAATGAAGTTGGTCTTTCTCCTAATTCAGCAAATTATGTTTTTGATTCTGTATCATGTATTAATAATATAGCAGCAGATGGTGGGGCTGATGGTGATACTAATGAAGAAATAAGGCAAAATACCATAATGCAAATTGCAACCCAACAAAGAACAGTTACATTAGAAGATTACATGATTAGAGCTTTAAGTATGCCCTCAGATTTCGGAGCAGTTTCTAAAGTTTATATGGAAAAACCAAGACTAGACAACCAAACATCAACAGTTGAAACTTTATGTATGTATGTTTTATCTTTAAACTCACAAGGAAAATTCACATATCCTACTTCTACATTAAAGAAAAATTTAAGAACTTACTTATCACAACATAAAATGATAGGTGATAGTATAGAAATAAAAAACGGATATATTATAAACATAGCTATAGATTTTGAAATAGTAGTATTACCTAACTTTATAAATAGTAAAGTATTATTATCTTGTATTCAAGTATTACAAGATCATTTTGATAGAGATAAATGGCAATTTAACCAACCTATTTTTATAAAAGATTTATTTGTTATGTTAGATAAAGTAGAAGGTGTTCAAACTGTAAAAGATATTAAATTTTCAAACAAATCAGGAATTTCATCAGGTTATACTCAGTATGCTTATGATTTAAATGGGGCAACCCAAAACCATGTAATTTACCCAAGTTTAGACCCTTCAATTTTTGAAATTAGATACCCTGATACCGATATTAAAGGAAGAGTAGTACCACTATAACAAATATATAAAATAACAAAAATGGCTATTTACAAATTATTCCCACACAAAGATGCAACATTGTATTCCCTTTACCCGGATATGAATACGGGTACAGATGCTATTACTTCAATCACTAATTTAAATATAGCTATAGATTCTGCACCTCAAGTATCAAGGTTTTTAACTGAGTTTTCTCAAGAAGAAATTAAAGATGTTATTGATAATAAAATTAAAACTAGTAATTGGGAAGTAAATTTAAAATCATTTATAGCAACAGCCCAAGGAATAGTAGAATCTACTGATTTAGAAGTCCATCCCGTGGGTCAATATTGGTATAATGGTACTGGTATGTTTTTAGATATTCCTCAAACCACAGATGGAGCGTCATGGTATTCTCCTAACTTTCAAGATGGGGGAGGATGGTTAACAGGAGGAACTGACCCATTAAATGGGAATAATGAAATTGAATCTTCATTTAATTCTAATTTTGTAGGAGCTGGTGGGGGAAATTGGTTTAAAAATTATAAATCAACTCAATCATTTGATACAAGATCAACAAAAGATTTAGATATCCCAGTAAAAAATATAGTTGAAAAATGGTATGGTGAATCCATGAGTAATTATGGATTTATTGTAAAGTGGGAAGAATCTATAGAATGGAATGATAATAAACAAATCCAACCTATAATGCAATTTTATAGTGCTGATACTAATACTATATACCCACCACAATTAGAATTTAAGTGGGATGATTACTCAACAGTATTAACAGGATCTGCAACCGGAAGTATCTTATCAAACACTAGTATAGTAGGAGCATTATCTGAAAACCCAGGAGAATTCCTTCCAGAATCAAGCCATAGATTTAGATTTAATGTAGCAGAAAAATATCCAAAAAAGGTATTTCAAACTTCTTCATTATTTACAAAAGTAAATTATTTACCAACTTCTTCACAATATGCTGTAAAAGATTTGGATACTAATGAATTTGTTATTAAATTCGACGACACTTATACAAAACTAAGTTCTGATGAAAATGGGAATTATTTTGATATCTACATGGATGGATTAGAACCAGAAAGATATTATAAAATATTAGTAAAAACTACTATAAAGAATTCCACAATGGTTCTAGATGATAATTATTATTTCAAAGTTGTAAATGGATTTTAATGGGAAAGATAGATTTATATAAAAAGGTTTATAATAAAGAAGAATATAAAAAAACAATAGACACTTCTTTTAAAGAATTTGGAGTTAAATCCGTACAACAAGAAATAGATGATTTACCTACAGTTGAGGATTTTTTTAAAATGTATAATGAATTATTCTATGAAATTCCTGAAAAGGGAGAGGATAAATCCCATGAATTTATAATTAAATCTAGTTCTGAATATGTTAATTTTGATGAAAATAATGAATTAATAGAAGCGTTACAAATTGAGATAGGAGAATTGAGGGAAGAATTATTAGAAGCACAAAAACAAATAGTTAATATAGAAAATTAATAGTTAATGGGAAATGTTATAACAGTAAACCCTTTTGAATACTCTATAAGGAATTACGAATCTACAGATACAGGTTTAGTAACTGAATTTGAATTGGATTCTCAATTCACAAATTCAAGTTACATTGAAATTTATGTTTATGACATGAATGAAAATTTAGTTCGTTTAGATCTAAATCACCTTAATTACACTACCCACCCAGACGCTTCTGATAATTCAATTAGTAATATAACTTTATTCCCTGATAAAGATTTAGAAAATTTAGGTTTTAATCAAGGTTCATATATTGCATATTATAATTTTCTAATAAACCATATTGGTACTCAGTCCTTCCCACTATACATTGAATCAATATCCTCAGATAGAAAAGAAATTAAAGTAAATAGTACATCTCTTTCTCCTTTAGATCTAACAAACCAAGCCAACGCTTTTATAAGGTTTAGGGAAAATCAAATGTATTTTGTTGATTTTAACTTAAACCTAGGAGGAAATGATTTAGTTATAGCAAATAACCTAAAAATTGAAAATGAAACTACTCAAAACCCTTCAGTTTTAATTAAATTATACGAAGAACTTCCAACAGAATATAGTGAAAAAGACGAATTATGGGTTGTAACTGATTTTAATGAACCTGTAGCATATAAGGTAGAATTTCCAAAAATAAAAAATAAAGTAAGAGATAATGTAAGGATGGCAGGTCCTAACTTTAATATTCCTTTAAAAAGTCAAGTTAATAATTCCTCTCAAAATCTATCTAAATCAGACATATTATCTAATACTTCAAGTACGTCTTTTAATCAAATTCAAAAAGTAATAGCTTCATCTGGAGCTACCATAAACATAGATTATACAGATGCTTCTAACTTTGTACATTTTAGTTCTTTAACTACAAGACTAGAAAATTTTAATTACAAACTTCAATTACTTGAAAATTATTCTTCATCATTACATTCTTTAAACAACGTTTCAAGTTCAACTACCACTACTACTATTTTAGATCAAAAAACAAAAGATTTAATATCAAATTTTGATGATTTTGAGTATTATTTGTATTATACTAGTGGTTCTAAAGCTTGGCCTAAAACTACATCTCAACCCCCTTATGAATTAGTTAAAACTGATAGTGTTGAAGCTTTAACTTGGTTAGGAAGTAATGATTATACTAATTCAAATTATGGTGGTTATTTAAGATCGGCTTCTTTATATGATGAAAAGAACCCAAACCAACTATTAAAAACAATACCAGAATTTTTAAGAGAAGACCCACAAAACAAACCATATGAATTATTTGTTGATATGGTTGCACAGTACTATGATACTGTTTGGATGCATACTAAGGATATTACACAAAAATATAACGCAGACAATAGATTAGATTTTGGGGTTAGTAAAGATTTAGTAGCAGATGCTATAAGAGATTTTGGTTTAAAGTTATACCAAAATAATTTCTCCAATCAAGATTTATACACAGCATTTTTAGGGATGACCCCTAGTGGTAGTTTATTCCCTTTCCCAGATTTAACAACATCATCACCAGCTAAACCAGGTTTAGAATTTGTAGACACTTTAATATCAGCATCAAATGATGTTATTCCTTTAGATGATGTAAATAAATCATTATATAAAAGAATTTATCATAACATACCTTATTTATTAAATACCAAAGGTACATTAACAGGGTTAAGAGCATTAATAACCTCATATGGTATTCCTGATACTATACTCAGAATATCTGAATTTGGTGGAAAAGACAAAGTTAACTCTAATGATTGGGATTATTATTTTCATAAATTTAACTATGCATGGGATACCCAAGGTACAAACACATTAAATACTCCTTGGGAAGTAAATGAAGAATTTGAAATTGACCCATTAAACAACGCCCCAGGAACAGTAGAATTTAGATTCAAAACACCAGGTTTACCTACAAATACTTCATCCCCAATTACCCAAACTTTATGGCATACTACTAGTAGTTTAGGCATAGATAAAGCATTAATATTAGAATATACAGGTTCCTATTTAGACAGTGAACCATATTCAGGTTCTATACCTGATCCTTATTACCAATATGGAAATTTAAAATATATTTCCCAACCAAATACTGCCCAAGAACTTACTTGTAGTATTTCACTTCCATTTTTTAATGGAGATTGGTGGTCAGTTATGGTTCGTAATAACGGATTAGCCAATGATGCTGATTTTATTATTACAGAACCTCATTTATTTGATTTTATTATAAGTGAAGATGGAAAGTACATAGTAAAAGAATCAACTTCTAATACCTCAAATTTAGGTAATGTAAACTTATTTGCTTCTAATAAAATATACAATGGAAACGATGGTACTAAAATAGGATTCTTTGAATCTGCTTCTATTGAAGATGACGGAATTAGAGAAGGATGGGCAAATGGAGATATTTCTCATTTTGCTAAAGGATATGATAGTTATAATAATTTTGATGGAAACCTTCAAGAAATTAGATACTATAATGTAGCATTAGGCAACACAGCATTTAAGGATTATGTAATGAACCCATTATCAATAGAAGGTAATGGATTAAACACATCACCCAACCAATTAACATTTAGAGCATCTTTAGGAAGTGAAGGAGACATATTGAATAAGGGTAATACTGAGATAGTAACTCAATTCGATGATATATTCTTAACACAAGATGGAAATGTGTTAATAACCCAAGGAAATTCAGGAACAGGTGGCTTACAAGGATCATCTCTTCATCCAAAAATAGCAGGTACATGGAGTATTAGTGAATCCTTTGCCAACGATAGTTTTTACAATCTTGAAGAAGATATATTACTTAACCCAAATAGGGAATATTATTTTCTAGATCAACCCGCTGTAGGTTTAAAAAACAGAATTACAGACAAAATTAGGTTTGAAGATGATGTTCATATAGAGGGAGACACATTATCTCCTTATAGAAGTATTACTCAAAATACAGAAGCAAGCGCCTCATATACAGATAACATTAACTATTTAGAGGTTGCATTTTCTCCACAAAATGAATTAAACGACGATATTATAAATCAAATAGGTCATTTTAACATAGGAGATTATATAGGGGATCCAAAACATAGATTTGAGGGAACTAATTATAAAGATTTAAATCAATTAAG